TGCAGGCTGCGCCAGTGTGGTCGCCTGCAGCGTGACTGTGGATCCACCGGGTGGATCTACTATCTCGCCTTCCCAGTCGAAGAACTCCACTATGCGATGGATGCGCTGCTGCACTGTGTCGCCTGCGCCTACTGCTGGCTGCTCAGGCCTGTTCATTCTGACGAAGTTCTTAGTGATGTCTGTCGCGATCAGCTGGCAGGTGCGTTCCTTAGGGTTCGGTGTCCAGTCTTCACCCCAGCTATCAGCTGTCCCTGCGAATAGGTAGAACCTTTCCCAGGTGCCATCATCGCCATTGACCACTTCAGCGAAGGCTTCCACTGGTGTGCCTGGGACTAGCCTGCTGTGTCCACCATAGGCGAATGGACTGTGCCCATTCAGTGGATCGTATTTACCTGTTGGATCAGCCAGGGTGACTGTGATGGTCGCTGCGTCAGCCTTACTGAAGATTCCCTGACTACCTGTAGCGCCACCCTGTATCTCAGCATCAATGGTGTCGCAGGTTAGATCGATCCACAGGCGATCACCTGTAGTCGCCTGCGCTGCTACTGCGCCGCCACCCATGACGTTGCCTGCGTCTAGGCGATCGTCAGGGTGAGTACCCATGTGGAAGGCGCGACCAGGCTGCAGAGCAGCGCGAAGCCACAGGCGCACGAAGCCTCCCCAGCTGGGAGCAGCTGCGCCGCCTGGGGTTCCACTAGGCCAGGGATCAGCAGGCGACCAGGGAGGCATACAGGCGCCGCTCAGGCGATCCCAGTGGCAGACAGACTGGGAGGCCCATTCCTCGCTGCGTAGCCTCGCAGTGCCTGCACTACTGCACGCTGAATCTGTGGTGCATCTGCACCCAGGCCTGTTGTCTGAATGGTGATGTTGTACGTGGGTGCACCCAGGCTGCGCCCTACACCACTGAAGGTTTCGCCTTCATGCACCAGTGCCATCCCTGTGCGCAGCACTGCGCCGCCTCTAGCGAGCGTAGGGATGTCAGGGAAGTTGATGGTGTTTCCACCGATGTCTATGTCGGTGCCAGGGACGTGAATCTTAGGCACAGTGAAGCTTAGGTTATTCCATGCTCTGATGACTGCATTGATGGGACCAGTGATCGCATCAGCGATGTCTGACACATAGCCACCGATGGTGCTGATCAGGTTACTGAAGAAGTTCAGTAGCTCATTGAACTTATCCATCACCCACTTCACAGCTTCAGTAGCTGCATCAATGGGATACCTGATGGCTGCTGCGATGCTCGACAGGATCCCCTGAATGCTTCCCACGATGCGCGACAGGAAGCCAGTTAGATCCTGGAATCTATCCATAACCCAGTCAACTGCAGCCTTAACTGCATCTTTGATGGTGTCGAAGTTCTTAGTGATCAGCAGTACTGCGATACCTATGGGGCCTGTGATGATCGCGAGCAGCAGTGGCCAGTGATCTTTGATCCATTCAAAGACTTCCTTAGCGATGTCGATCACCCACCCAAACGCAGCTTTGACGCCACTAAACGCAGCGTCCACCATATCCCTGAACCACCCTATCTTCATGTAGGCAAGGATCAGCGCAGCGATTAGTGCCATGATGCCTATGACTATCCACACCAGTGGGTTCGCGAGTAGTGCTGCAGTCCAGGCCCAGGTAGTCGCTGCAGCTGTGCTGTTCACGATAGCCATTATACCCATGATCAGGTTATAGATCTTCATCGCTGCGACCAGGCCGATGATGATCCCAGCTAGTGGGATCAGGACGTCCATGTACTTAGTGAAGAAGTCAGCCAGCGCGCTGATGACAGGCAGTAGTTTGCCTCCCAGCATTTCCTGCATCTCACCAAACTTCACTGTCATCTTATCTGTACTAGTAGCAGTGGCTGCAGCTGTGCCACCTACCTGCGTTTCCACTGCGCCTAGGATTATCTTCTGCGCACCTAGTAGATCGCCACTTTCCTGAAGTGCCTTTATCTGATCCTTCTGGCTATCTGTGAAGGTAACGCCAGACTTCGCTAGTGCAGTCATTCCCTTAGTGGGATCCTGCAGTGCCTTACCTAGCTGGACAGCATTACTGTCTATAGACCCAAACCCAGCTGCAGCTAAGTCAGCACCAGCTGCAGTAGCGCGATCGAAGATACCTGCCATGCGTGCAGACTCGCTAGAGACTGCACCAAAGGTGGCAAGCTGCGCCTGTCCTGCCATGATGCTTTCGTCTTCTATGGCAGTCTTCGCAGACAGGGATGATGCGTACTCCTGCGCTGCCTTAGATGCAGCACCAGTGCTGTCACCCATGCTGCTGAATATCTGATCAAGGCGAGCAGTAGCTACAGCAGATTCCTGCGCAGCTGTAACACTGGCTTTCCCGAATCCCACCACTGCAGCTGTACCCAGTGCAGGCCCCACCACTTTGCCTAGGGACTTCAGCGTGCCACTGACGCCACCTGCTGCATCAGTGGCGTCTTTCATCCCTGCTACTGCCTTAGTGGCGTCAGCATCAATGATGATCTTAAGTAGTGCGGGAACCCCTGCCATCAGCGATGCCTGTTCCTTCGATCCATTTCAGTGATGATGTGCACAGCTGTGACTAGCGCTCGTGGATCATCCATCCATTCGCTAGGCGCGACCCCAGTCCTGATCGCGACTGCGACTGCAGCCATGCCTAGGGAGGACTCAGGGTAGGGTCCATCATCTCAGGATCGCCTCCCTCTAGCTGCTCAGGGTTTCCATCTAGGCACTTATCTAGAAACAGCAGGTAGCTAGTAGGCACATCGTATCCAGTGCGCAGTAGTGCTCTATGCGCAACCTGGCACATCATGTCTAGTGGCTTCATGTTATTAGGATCCATCGTGACCGCTACCCAGTCGATTCTGCTGGACTGAATATCGATAGGCTCTTCCTTATCGATCAGCCAGATGCGCAGCTTAGGATCACGCCTGGGTCGCACTATGTCCCCTTCACATCATCTATAGCCTTCTGCACTTCAGCTTCATAGAACTTGATCCACTGGGGTTCAGTGGATCGAGCAGCGTTCATCGCGAACGGCTGTGCATCTATGTTCCTGCTAGGCCAACCCCAGTGGATGGGGCCTGCATATGGTGCAGTGACTTCGACCATTCCCTGTTTCGCTGATGCTGATGCTCGCACTGAACCTGCCAGGCGACCAGTGCGCCTAGGCGCAGCTGCAGCTGCAGCACTGGCGATGATCGCACTAGCTTGCCTGTGCGCATCACCCATTTCCTGCAGCTGCTGTTCAGCCTTGTGCATAGTGCTGACGAAGGTATCTAAGCCTTCGACCTTCACATCGGCCATCAGGCGACAGGCGTAGGCGTAGTCCTAGCTGCAGCTGCAGCGACCACTGGTGGCGTCTGCGCAGGTGGCCAGGAAGTGCACACCCATTCGAAGTCACTGGTGATCCTGGTGTTCACATCGCCACCTAGGAATTCGCCAGGCAGCTTGATGCGTACTTTCCCACTAAAGGTAGGACCATCAGTGTTCGGTGTGTAGGTGTAGTCCACTTCCTCCAAGTCATGCTCTAGCAGATACAGGATCACTGATGTCGCAGTGGCTGCAGTCCAGTCCTGAATGAACGTACCCTGAAGGGTGGCACCGTCTGACTTCTCAGCAGCTGCGATCTTATCTCCACACAGGGTTTCCACTGCATCGCCATCATCGCTGTAGGAAGATGCGTAGCGCACATTCGTCAGCTGACAGCTGATGTCCAGTTCAGCTGGTGCAGTCCCTATCTTCAGGGTGCCTTCTACCAGTCTGGATTCAGTGATCATCTAAACGCCTATCTCTAGAGGAAGCCTGTATGCAGGCAGGGATGGACTATCAGGCGAAAGGTTGTAGGCCGATGGATACTGGTCAGTGACGTTAGGCAGAATCTTTCGCACCCAGTAGGCGAGGTGTTCCAGCATTCTGAATGCGTCAGCGTTACCAGTCCCTGGTGCCAGGACGTAGACATCGAAGCTGCACCACTGGCTGCACATTCCACGCTGCATACTGCTGATGGGTGGTGGAATGTAGACACAGGGAGGCGTGGCACTGCGTGGATCGCAGGTCGCGAAGATGCCTTCAGCTGTGAGCAGTGCCACCAGCTGCTGTGCAGCTTCGTAGCCTGTGTCTACTGGTGGCGCAGGGATGTCCATCAGGCGACCACTGATGGCTGATAGCTGCCTAGTTCTAGAAGTGTCTGCAGGTCAGGATCTAGGCGAGGCATCAGCGACACACCCACATCAGCGAATGCAGCCACACCCTGCACCGAACCCCTGCGCCCATAGAGGCGAGCAGCTTGCACTAGCGCTGCCTGCTCGCCTCGAGGGTTCCACGGGTCGCCTGTAGCTAGATCAGGACGCCACTGCGTGACAAGCGCATTAGCTGCATCCACTGCGTATTGCATCGCATCTGCATCGTGGCTGCTAGCTGGGTCTAACCCCAGGTAGACCTTTAGCTTGTCCACAGTGGCGCCCATGATCTATGCCACCTTCCTTAGGGAACAGTTACGACTGTGCATTCAGCGATCGCTGCAGGATCAGGCACAGTGGCGAGCGCTCGCGTTTCAGCCAGCAGCAGCAGCAGGTTCCTGACGAAGTAGTCATCGTGGCTGTCAGTCATGAACACATCGGCAGTGCCACGATTGAACAGCTGCACACCGGTAGCGAAGTCACCTACGTAGCTGGTGCCTACAGGGACGCTGCTGCTGGGAACGTAGGGGATGCCCCAGTAGCTACCTACCTGCACTGGTCCACCCATGCCACCTGCCATGACTGCTACGTCAATGGCTGCAGCGTCAGCTGGGTTGATCAGGATCGCATTAGGTGTAGCGAACCCAGCAGCCTGCACTGTGGCGATGCCTGTCCTGATGCTTCCCAGCATCGTGGAACCACTGACTGCAGGAAGGGTCGCAGCGACCAGTGCAGCATTCACTGCGCCTTCTAGTGCGACGAAGATCCCTTGCCTCAGGCGATTCTCCACCAGGCTTCTAATCTGCGGCGAGTCTTCTAGGGCCTGCCGACTGATTGCCTTCCAGTGCGCATAGGTAGCCAGGGTGCCTGACTGTGGTGTAGCTGTCATCGCAGCTTCAGGCTTCAGTTCGCCTTCAGGCACGATGGATGCAGCAGCCTGTGGGTTCGGTGTCCACTGCACCCACTGCACTGCGTTCCCGTTGGTGCTTACCTTCCCGACCTTATCGAGCAGTGGCGTCGCATAGGTATAGCTCGCAGGCGAGTAGATGTAGGGTGCCTGTGGTGTGGTGGTGGACAGGATCGGCGCACGGTATTCCAGTCCCAGTGGGACAGCGACTCGCTGTGAAGTTCCACCACCCTGATAGTTCAGGAAGGCTTCTGACTCAGTGAAGACATCACCCCAGCTACGTACGTCAAGCGACCCACCAGGCTGCTGGGGATGCAGTCCAGTGGGTCGCCTGTTGTTAGTGGGTTCAGTTTCTTTGTTGGCTTCGATGTCGCGACGCAGCTTTGCCCAGCTGCGCTCACTCACTACCTGATCGTTCAGGAACTCACACTCAGTGCGCAGCTTCGTGGCAGCTTCACTCAGTGCTGCGATGCGATCCTTCTCTACATCAGTGAGGGATCGATCTTCCTCTGAAGCCTTGTCCTGAATGTCGCGAACGATCGCGACCAGTTCATCAAGTTCAGATGCCTTCTTATCAAGAAGGGTAGGCATGGGTTATCTAGTCCTTTACGCATAGTGGAATGCGCAGGTGACTAGGTATCCATGCACAGCGACCAGCGATCCTGAACGTTCAGGGTGCGATCAGCTGCAGGACGATCTATATCGGTCTGCTCTGATGCCAGCGACCACGGTACCTGATGGGCGGCAATGGGTCTAGATCCCATTTAGGAATGTTCTGGAAAGGCGCCAGCAGCTGGTCTAGATCCTGAGCGCTGCGCACTGACAGCACAGCTGCGCCTTCATAGGCAGGGATGCCTACTAGGGAAACCTCTACTAGCTTCGCTTCCCTGACTTCCCTAATGCCTTCAGCGTTACGCACGATGCCATCGCGCACAGCCTCAAAGCACACTGACATATGCGGCAGGTAACCATCGCGCACATCACGCAACAGCTGGTCACCTAGATCACCATCGTTAACCCTGAAGCTACCTTCTAGGCCTGTGTCAGCTTCACTGAACGCAGTGCTGTAGCCCATCACGTTAAGGGGATCATGTCCCCTACACAGTGGGACCTTCCCTGCTCGCATCTGTATAGAACGATTGAATGCGCCTCGCTTGACTACTTCGCCACCTGGGAC